TTTAACTGTCGATCAAGTTGATTGATGAGAATTTGGATTTTTGGGGGAATGGACATAGTTATCGGGACTCTCCCGTATTTGTGATACAAAATCTTATTATTGGTAACAATAAGAAACACCACAGAGATACAGAGGACACGGATTTTTTTTGTTGCTGTGTTAGTTCACTACTGGACTAGGAAAAGCTAAAATTCAAACTGAAATTGTTCATCAGAGTTTAAGCATTAATTTTTTCGTTAATTTTTCCTTCTAATTTTTTGATAATTTTGTAGAGTTCCTGAGTGGCAGAAATATGAAGCATTGACAAGGCATCATAGTCAACAACATGAAAATCATCTACTTCTCGACCGTACACAAAAATATCGCCTGTGTGGTTAAGGGAAATTTTGAATTGATCGGTTTTGATGTCTTCAACGGTAAATAATTGGCTGTCGTTGTCATTCCAGAAGATTTTAACTTTATCCCCAGTCTTCAGATTATGATTGTTTAATGTCACCCAGTTTTCTGCAATAATGGCAAATTCCAAAATATCAGGAACGGTATCAACATGGGTTGACACTGCTTGGGGATAAACGGTGGCAATTTGCTGGCCGATAACTTTCTTTTTCGGTCTGTTACCTTTAGCAATTTTGTCTTTGTAATAATAGTCTGTGACTTGTATTTGCAGCAGCGTTTGAAGATCGGCTTGACTATCGCTAGTTCCTTTAATTTCTTTGATGCGTAAATCAGAAAAGGCGTTGAACTCTGATGCCCCGATAAAAGCACTTGCATACAGTGAGTAAGGAGCATTAAAACCAGTAGTAGTAGAATTACTATCCGGTCGATTCACAAAATAACGATATCCATTTGGATGTTGATAGTTGACAAAACCTTCAATATGGAGTTTTCCTTTGTCGGGATTTGGTGTACCAATACCGACGTTGCCAGCATTAGGTATCAAAGCAATATGATCATCAGAATCATTTGACGTACCAATTTCAAAAGTGGTGGCTTCACCTCCTCTTACATAATAACGAATCCAAGCAGCATCTCCACCGCCCCCACCAGGATTTTTGGGAAACATAATACCGTTGTTTTCGCTGTTCCCTACACTTGGAGTGATAGCTCCATTAACTTTTAAGGTCCCACTTGCATCAAGGGTCATCAAGGATGTTCCACCACCGGCATTTAATTCAGCATCATTGTGTGAACCACCTTTATACCAAGCAAAGTTTCTATCGCTACGAAAATATTGGGTGTAACCTTGTATGCCAATTCCATAGACAGTTGACCATAAATTAAGCATTTGACGCGTTTGTAAACTAAAGTTAACTGAACCTGTTACTGATAGATCACCAGAAACTGTTAGGTTGCCCCCTGAAAACTTGAAATTAGCTCCATTCTCGGCAACAAACCGAAACTCCTTAATGCCGTCATCTCCTGCTTGAATATATCCATAGCGCTTAAGATCTTGATCTGCTCCGCTACGGCTGTGATACCAATTAATGTAAGGTGGTTCAGGATTTTTACTCATAAAGGAAGCCATACCGCTGGATTGACCACCACTTTGACTAAGTGTTAATGCTTGGGCTTTAACAATACCAGAAACTGATAAACTTCCAGAAACCTTAACTTCTCCTGTCCCTTTTGGTTTTAATCCTAAATCTTGATTAGCATTACTTCCTGCTGCATAAATGGTATTGAAGCCAAAGCCAATTCCTTGAGTAGCATTGCTATGGCGAAATTCTACACCATCATTATCAGCATTAAAATCACCGGTTATATATAAACCTTTAACGGCTGTGGGATGAGTTCCAGTGCGAGAAGCTGAGGCAATATCTAAACTAGCAATTGGATTATTAGTTCCTATTCCCACATTACCACTAGGTTTAATTCTCATTAATTCTTTACCTTGAACCTCTCCTCCGGCTAGTACATTAACAAATCTTAAGTCATCTTGTGGATCATCACCCCAAGCAATTACCGCATCTTTTCGGTTAGTTCCTTCATTTTTTAAGCCAATAAATAAACTATCACTATCCCAATTTATCTTGATTCCTTTTTGCATCCAATCACGATTTCCGCCAGTATTTCCGGCAAAAGGTGGAGTGCCAATTTCTAAGACATTTGTTACTGATAAATTTCCAGAAATAGTTACATTACTATTGACTTTTAAGGACTCAGCAATAGTTAGAGGTCCCTTAAGAGTGTCGGCTCCATCTCGATTAATTTTTGCTGTTTCTAAGCGGTCGATTTCTTTGATTATGATATTCCAATCATCAGACTTGAGAATGTCACCCGGTTTTCTGTTGAGAGTGTCAGCTAATGGCATGATTGTCACCAATAATTAGAGTGTAAGTTGATTTCAAAAGGTGATTTCCCAAATCAGGGTAAGGGTAAAATCTGGAGTTTTATTAATCGGTTTAAAGATAACCCTATTATACATGACTTTATCCTCATTGAATAAAGCCGCTTCTTTTAATTCTCCATTACCTTCTCCCGCTTGAAGATCAGCCGTTATTGTTAGTTTGATTCTTTTGCTATCAGGTAACAGAACTAAATCACTGTCTTTAATGGGATTTATCTTTTTGCGGAAGATTTCTTGTGCTAATTGTAAATCATCATCACTGACCGCTTTATCATTACCTCCAATCGCAATCTGAGAAACTGGTTTAATAGTGTCTTTGAAGTCTTTACTAAAAAGTTGAGCCACTAATCTTCGTCCAGAAGTGACAATAGTATTGTTAGCGCGAATTTCTTCTACCAGTTGATTATTCAAGTCTCTTTTTTGGATGGTGAGACTTCCCTTAATGTCCATTGTGTCTTGGATAGCCATAGCTAGATCTCCTTAGGTAAATACAATTGTATCAAAATAAGTGTAGTCAAATACGGCTGAGGTCAAAAATGTATCAGACATTTCCTGTTCAGAACGCAAAGATTGTTGAGATCGACCATCAAATTCATCAGTTATGTTATGGTCTTCTGAAAATTTGCCTTTTCCTTGAAATAACAATTTTTCCTGGATTTGATGGTCTTCTTGAAATTGTTGTTCATAAGCAATCTTGGCACAAATTCCCGATGCTTTGACTTTTTCAATTAAACTTTGAATTTGATTGCGTGGATGATCTAAGCTTTCGTCAAAGCGATCACTGTAACCTGGGATTTGCCAAGGAATCTTAACGGTGAAACCTCCCGGAGTTATTTGATAAAAAGAGAATGTAACCTCCAATGAATAAGATTTAGCTTGTTGCTCAGATTTAATCGGATTATTTTCGGTTTTTTCAAATAAAGAAAAGTTAAACAGAGTGTAATCAAAAGTAACTTGTGGGTTGCCAATATCCGCTTCTATTGACCATTGAGATTGACCTAAAGGTAAACTTGGCATAGCTCCCACAAGTGGAGGTTTAGGAATTGTTACTCCATTTACCATAGCTGAACCATCTGGTAGGAGTAATAAAATTTCATTGATATTGAGACTTGCTTCATATTTTATAGATTGATTATTAGTGAGATTCTTTAGAACAATATTCGTCAAAGGTGATAAAGAACCTTGCGGATTTTTACGATTATCTAAAATCTTGATTTGAATAATAGGAATAGCCGGAACAGCATTAGGGTTTTGGATATCCAATCTACCAATATAAGGATGAATTATATATTCGTGACGAACCAATTTAGGAAAAAATTCAATTACCCGAATTAACTGACGATAAACCTTAAGGGTTCCATTTTTTTTAAGAATACGATAAACTTGTCCTTGGCTGGCATCAGTAAGCAACCAACATTGTTGAGATTTCTCTAACACAATAGTTGTCCCAAATGCCAGAATTAATCCTTTTTCTCGAAAGGCTTGCTGAAGTTCTGCGGGTACGGTAAGTTTACTAAGAGAGGATTCTAGAGTTATCGGGATGTCAAAAAGGTAAGATTCCCAAGGTTTGATCTCCTCGTTATCATCCGTACTCATTCCTAAGTTTGCAGCAACAATTTTGACAATTCCCTCTTGAGTTGAAGCACCGGACTTTAAAACATCGATTAGGCGTTGAAGACGTTTGCGATAGACAGTAATATTTTTTTCTAAATAAGTGGGATAGGCTGTTTCTAACAGTAAGCGATTCAGCCGTTTAATTTGTAAATCTGATTTTTTGCTGGGAGATTCAGACTGAATCAAGCTTTGCATTTCGCGAGATAGGCTTTTAAAAGTAAAACTTTCTTTATTATTTTCATAGAATTTGTCATCAGTTAAAATTTTCTGATTGAAAGCTTGAGCAAGTTGTTCAGCGACTTCTCTTGCTGTTGGCGTTTCACTGGAGGGAATTTCCTCTGGATAAACCGATTCTAATAGCATTCGATTGAGTCGGATTAAGTCATCTCCAACGATGACTTGAGATAGAATTTGTTCCGCTGCGGGGGAAAGCTTGGCTATTTCTATATTAGTGGTATTCTCTGGAACTGATAACAAACTAGATAAACTAATTTTGCCAATTTCTAATAAACTGTTGATTGCTTGGGTTGATAAAAATGTAGTCGCTGTTTCAGCTTGATTAATTGCAGCAAGTAACTGTTGGACAAAGGAGATATTTTTAAATAAAGCTTTTAATTGATTTTTTAAATCAATCTCAATTTCAGGCGTAATATCTTGAGGTTGAAAAGGCGGGTTTTGTCGAGAAAGTATTCTTTGAATGTCTAGAGATAAACGCCGATACAATCCCTTTGCTAATACTATTTTTACTGGGTCTAAGCCTTGAGTAATTTGTTGTAAAAGGTTGCTTTGTAAATTTCTTTGTTGCCAGTATTTATAAAGATTACGATCTTCGCGTAAAATCTTATTAAATTCCTTAACTAATGCAAGATTTAAATCGGTGTTAACAGATGCTGAACCATCATAATTGAATAATTTTTCCTTAGTTTCTGCTGATAATTTATCGCGCAGATAGCTAGTAAAAGCATCCTCTCTAATAATCAATTTAACAATTAGTGATGCGTGAAATTGAAAATCTTTGGAGAAGTAGGAATTGTTAACATGATATTTATTGATTAAATTTTCTGTATTTTCAAACGATTTAATTTCTGTAAAAATATAACTTGATAAAGGGTTTTCTTGAGCAACTAATTCCTTCACTAATAGGGAAATTTGTGTAAAATCCCTAGGCTGAAATTCAGGATTGACTTGGGTTAATTGGGATGTTCCTCCCAATTCTGCTAACATAAGAGCAAAGATTTTATCTAAATCTCCTTTTTGGGTAGCGGTGAAACCCAGAGAACCAAAATTGTCTGCTGTATTAATAAAATGAGATTTTAAGACTCGGATCAAATCCTGCTCCACTTCGTCTAGTATCTCTCCAAAAACATCCAAAAATTGAGGCAAAAAACTCTTAGGATCTTCGGGAGGATAGAAGTGGGGAAACCGACTTATGATACTAGCTGTTCTACCACTAATCGCCATTGTTTTCTCCGTCTAGGAACACAAGATGAGAGTAGTGTCGCAGAGAAGCGGGGTTGCGGTAGAAATGAGACCGTTCTCGACAACTATGGGAGTCATTATAGCAGGTATGGCAAGTTAAAGCAAGCATTTATATCGGATGACGATTGCTTAGTAGGGTTATTTCACCTCTACTGTTGCTGGAGGGTTGATTTCTTTGATTATTTCGACGGAACGAACATGAATCTCTTGATTGTTGTTAATATTTCTTGTTTGAGTGCGGTTATCAGATTGAGAAGTTGCTGTTAGGTCAAAATTTTCGATAACGTAAGTAACGCCTCGCAATAAATTTTGTAATTCCGGCGAACTAATTGGTGTAAGAATAGCTTGTTGCAAACTTGTATAAGACAAGTTTTTCCCTTGTTCCAGCCTCGGAAATTCTTCAATGGCTTTAGTAACAGCTTTTTGTATTGGTTCAATCACATCTGTTTGCTTGAAGCCACTAGGAGAAGGATTGGGAATTACCAATTTTAAACTTAATTTAGTAATATCTACCTTGATACTTTCAATCTCGCTAGTTACACAAAAATTACCAAGTTGCGCTTTTTCCCATTGTTTAACTTCAATTTGCTTTTGATTTATTCTTAATTCTTCTTGATCATTAATCAGAGTAATAAAATCATTGATATCAAGCTTGACTGGCATATCATTAACAACATTTTTGACCGCTTTTTCTAACCCATCAATATCCACGTTTTCTTCGGGTTTAAGAGTCTCTAAATAAGCATTCAAACTGTCAATAATTATTTTCTTGGTTTGATTTTTTTCTTCATCATTAGTTTTGTTAGGAGGGGTAAATTGAACTGCGCCAACAATTTGCAGAATGTTACGATAGATAAACAGATTTTCTTTGTCTAATTCCGCTTTTTCGGCAAAACTCAAGTTAATTAATTCCGGTGTAACTACTGCTAAAGGCGATAAATCTGAAGCTTGTAACTTCAAGTCTTTATCTTCAACAGTAATTTGAGCTTCAGCAATTTTATTTTTAATATCTTCTTTTTTCACTGATTCACCAGATTTTAGATTTGTGAAATATTCTGATAATTTATCGATAATTTCTTGTTGTTGAGAAGCTTTAATATCCTGATTGATTTTAAATTGAATCCCAATAGGAACTGTTTTCACTTGTGAAGTTACCCAAATCTTATGCAGATATATTTTTTGCGCTTCCTCAATATCAATTTGCTTTCGAGAATCATTATCAGCATAACATTGAGTTGGTGTACTGGGAATAGAGCCATTGTCTATTGGGACATAGGTACAAATTTCAAAACGCTCTATATTATAGACATTTGTTACAGAAAGAATTTGGCGAGTTAGTTGAGAAAACAACAAGGGTTGTCCCATTTTTGTTTGACTAATATAATTAATGATGCTTTCTTCAACAGATTTTTCTATTGTCTTGCGCTCTATTTCTGATATTTTTATAGCTGGATTAATTTCAATCTTAAATACAGCATCTATAGGAACAAAAATAGCTGATTGTAAACGAACAAATACCCCTGCTGCTCTAACTTTATCAATCTGACTTTTTAGGCTTTGAACTTTAGTTTCATTGCTAAAATCAACGCCATCGACAAATATGTCAACTAAACCATATTTTTTGTCAGGCTCATTAAACCTTTCAATCAGTTTAACTTCTTTAACGCTCGGTTGACTTAAAAGTGCATTTTCCAGAGCAATATTAGAAGCTTTTCCAGAAGAAATCAGGGCAATTTTGGCTCTTTTTCGTAATTCTTCATCGGTTTCTGTTTTCTTTCCAGTAAACTGTATAGGACTTTTATTGATGACTGATTTAATTCCAGGAATGGGAAGAGGCATAATATTAATTGTCTCCTCCTTAGTCACCTGTTCTTCTCCTCGTTCTACAGCTTGAATTTTAACATCAATAGTTTTTGAATTGGCGGGAAAAATTTGGGATTCAATAGTTGTATAAGCTTTTTTCGGTGATTTTTCACTGTCTTCTGTAGTCACTAAAGTTCCCACAGGAATTTCAATTATGTCGGTTCCTAAATCCCGTTGAAAAGTGACGGTTCCCTCGGCAAAATCTGGTAATCCTCGTTGAATTCCTAGCAAAGCTACCAACATTTCTAATTGTGAACCTTCTGCTGAATCAATAAAGGCTGACAGATAAACTTGATTTAATTGTTCGTAGAGTATCCCAATTTCATAAGCAAAAGATTCATACATGGTGCGAATAACGCTACCTACCTGAAAATCTGTCAAAGTAGGAACTTTTTCTTGGGATTTCTGCACCATGTTGGTGTAGATTTCTTCAAATTTTTTCGGTTCAAAAGTCATAATCTAATTCTCGGTGTTGGTGAAAGGATAATTATGGCTAAAGATTGATGGCTAACTGAATGTTAAGATCCGTAGATTCTCCTACAGGTTGCAAAATAATTGTTGTTAGTAAAACATTGCGTTTATCTAAGTCGCGGGAAGGGGGTTCAAATCTAATTTCCTTGATTTCAGCAATCCGAGATTCTTGCTCTAAGCATTCTCTGATATAAAGTTCTGCAAGCTTACGAGTACGAATATTATTAGGTTCTCCCATTAATAAATAAAGGCGAGATCCATAGGATGGATGTCCTAATTTTGTCAATTCTCCCCGACGAGTATAAAATCTATTAACAATAGCTTGCGCTAGATTTTTTCGGCCATCAACTCGATTAAGATCTTGTTTTTGTCCTAGTTCCCCCGGTGTTAATTGCAGATCAAATGTATTGAGACTGGTCATATTTTAACCCTCAATTATTTATTTAAGCTTTGCTTAATTTCCTGAATTAATTCCTGTTTCATAGTGGAGGAAAGTTTTCCAGTAATTTCTTTTTCTACGGTAAGATTGCCTTTAACCGTCACTGTTTTATTGACAGCAGGACTTAATTCAATGTTACCGGCTAAATCAAAACGAATCGCTGCGCCATTTTCTAGCTTGATCTCTAATCCTTGATCTAACAGGGTTAAAGAACAACTCGGTCGTTTATCCCTTTTAATGATAACTTTTCCACTAGCGGGGATGAGTTCAATATTACCCTCCTGAGTGACTGAGAGTTTATTATTGTTGTCAGTAATTAAAGAAATTCCCTCCTTTTGATGTAGATTGATAAGAGCATGACCGGATTTATTCCCTTCGTGGGGACAATTCTGATCTGTGCCTATGCACCATTTACCATTATGGGGTTTTTCGATGCGACTAGGCATATCATAGGGACAGATAAAAATCTGAAGAAAAAGCTCTGGTCTTTCTGTCGTTTTGTCAACAATTCCATCAGTTTGACTTGAATATTCATAATCGCTGTTTGCGCCTTTAAGTCTGACCATGATTTAAGCCTCTTTGTCAATTTTACTTAGTTAATTATCCTACTTTTGTATTTCTTGCTTTAGCTTGAATTGAGTTAATTTTTTCAGTCGGAACCAGAATCGGACAAGGCGCACCTAAATTTCCCAGATGGGTATGAGTTGTTAACAAAATGTCATCATTGTCGGCGATCGCATTTGCTAGAACTCTCCCCCCAACTTGGATACTAGAAGTAGCAGCATCGCCAATTTTTATCCCACCTAAACTTTTCAAAGTCAGATTACTACTTGCTGCATCAATAGTAATTCCTCCACTGGCAATTTCAATTTTACAAGTCCCATTATCAATCGTCAAAGTCGTTCCTTTAAGAACAATATTACACTGTTGAGTTTTTAAGGTCATATCGCCATCATTAAGATTAATTTCGCATTTCTCATTAGTTGTTGTGATTTCTTTATCCTTCACTGTCACAATGCTTTTTTCATCTTTACTGGTAATGGTAATCACACTATCTTTATCAATCTTAATTTGACTACCATTTTCCAGAGGATGTTGTAATAAAAATTCTTGCTCTTGGTTGACAGGTGGCTGATCTTGATCATTGTATAAACGACCAATAATCACGGGAGAATTGAGATCACCCCCAATAAAAGTAACCAAAACCAGGTCATCAACTTTGGGAATATTTACCCATCCTAAATGGGGAGTAGCAAGGGGAACTTTCCTGAGTTCAAAATCAGTTCCTTCTGGTTGCCTTTTATTTTTTAATTTTACTGAACATTGATAATTATCTTGATCATTTTCTGCTGTATGAGGAAAAATTGCCGTAACAATACCAAGTTCAGTAGTGTAGATTTTTTGTGCTTCCTGTTGAGCAACTTTTTTCATTACGCCGACAATTGAATCCATTAGACTTCCTCCCAGTGAATGGTAGTATAAAATCCCTTGTTACGAGATAAATAATGTTCTACTCCCGTAATTTTAAAAGTACCATTAAGCGACGATATTGGCATTTTAGCAATTTCAATGCTGTCGCCTAATTTAGCTTTAGGTTCCCCCACAACTTTAATCACTCCTTTTTGTTTTTTCTGGTATTTTTTTAAGTAAGCTTTAGCAATTTTGTTGGCAATATCTTGAGTTCTAGCAGTAGAATCTTCTAGTTGCAAAGTTGCTGGAGATTTTTTGCCATCACTTCCTTTAACCTCTTTTTTAGTGAGCCAAGATACAGCTTTTTCCCCTTGTCCCTGACTAGCGGGACTTTCCCCATAAACTTCTACCCCAGATTGCAAAGGATGTTCCTCCATCTGTTCCCAAGCAAGAAGATTAATGCCATACTCAAATTTATGTTTTTTTGAGGTTTTATAGGGAGCAAAAACTAATTGGTCTTCAATATTAGCATACAGATCAAAGCCGCATTTCTGAGCTAAGATTTGTAAATTTTCATAAACTGTCTGCTGATTTCCGATAACATAGACAGGAAATTTAATCCCATTGTCAACTTGCTTGACTTCCAACCCCAATCTATTTTGAGCAATATTTTTTACTATATCTCCAGCAAAGGACTTTTCATAGAGCAGGTTAAATTTTGCCTTCGTCAAGCTACTAAAACTACTCATAGCTTCAATATTTACCTGATCAACCTGCCATTTTATCTGGCTAATTTTACCTTGAAAAACCTGGCTTAATTGAGAATCACTTCCTAATTTAACCGTTATCGATTGATCAAGAGAGGGAGCCAACGAATCAGCAAGGCTGAGGGAAATCTGACATAAATTGACAGGAATATTCAATGAAGAACTTACCCGCAAGTTTAAAACCAACGATGAATCATCAACCGTATAAGTGGTAGTACCAATCGTTACTTTATAGTTAACTTGTAGAGGTTGATTCATAAATTTAGTTTAACCTCCTTAAACGGGAATCGCCACTAACAAACTTCGGTAAGCATCACTGACATCTTCTAAACCGATACCCAATTCACTTTCTAAACCATATAGTCGTTCAATTAAAGCTTTAAAAATACGGTCAATTTTCTGGCGTATTTCTTGATAAGCAGCTACTACTTTTTGATATTCATCATTAAGTGCATCTTCTAAAGCTTTAGGAATATCAAGGATGAGTTTGACAATGTTAGCATGAAGTTGATCTAGTTTTTTGACTATTTCGGTGGGATAAATTTCCTTCAATTTTCCTAAGAAGAATGGATAAATTGATTGTAAGCTCAGAATTATTTCTTGAGGATAAGCGGTTTCTAGCAGTAAGCGATTTAAGCGGATAGTTTCTAGTTCACTGCGCTGGGGTTTAGCAATTAAATCTTTAGCTTCTTGGGGAAGATTTTCAGCAACTAATTTGAAGCGTTCAGTTCCATATAAATTTACATCTGTTAGTAATTTATTGAGAGCATTAAAAAGAGCTTTTTGCGTTCCTGGTTGGTTGGGATCACCATTTTCTAGCAAAGCTTTTTGCGTTTCATTGAGAGTTGTCCAGAAGTAGGCTGAAACTGCATCCAATGGCTCTTTACGCCGTAATTTTGTCAAGAGATGTACCACAGTACCACCTTTAAAATCACTGACATCATAGAAAGAATTTAGAATCAGCAAAGGTCTTAGTTCTTTGAGTTTATCAACAATCTCTTTGTAAATTGTTTCCAGGGAATCAATAATTTTATTTACAGTACCATCAATAGCAGTTTTAACTTTATTGATCGAATCTCGAATAAGTTTACCAAAATCAGCGGTTAAATTTTTCAGAATGTTGGCGATTTCTGTAGGAGCAGATTGCAAGCGTTGAATGACTTTCTTAATTTCTGCTAGGATAGTACGGGGTTGAGCAAGAATTTCATCCAAGGTACTAAGAATCCTTTTGAGCGGACCTGTCAACTGAGATTCGATTTCATTGGGAATGACTTTTTTCAAATCAGCAATAATTTGTTCATCACTTCGCGCTGTAGCACTTTTCAATAAGTTGTCTAACTTTGAGTTGTTTGACTTTTTTTTGATGGGAGTTGACGAAGGAGTTAAATCTTTTGTACCAGGATCGTTGGTGACTTTTGCAGTGACTAATCTTTGACGTAAATCAGTCATACGAGTTAACAAGTCTCGATAATCTACCGCAAATTCCGCCGGTGGATTAAAATTATCTAAAAGTGGCTTGCTGCGAGTCCATTCAGCCGTAAAATCCTCCGATGCTTTTTGATAGTTGTTCCAAGCTTGGTTTAACTCATTCTTGGCGTTATTGATCGCAATGTTGGGATCCGTTGCATAGTTGGTAAGATTAGCGCGTAAGCTAGTTAACGCAGCAATCAACTTGCTTTCATCAATGTTATTAACCCGTTCTATAATTTTCGCCTTAATAGTATCTACTTGTTGAATTTGTTCTTGGAGGTTAAGGCTCAAAATTTCTTCTAAAGTTTGCCAAAAACCAGAATTTAACACATTGTCTAATCCTAAACCGCTTAACAATTTTTCCACATCACCGATGGCTTCAATAACTTTATTGATCAGTTGTTCAACTGGTAAGTTATCTAAGATACTTTTCAGTGCATTTAGCTTTTCCGTCAAGAACTGTGTGAGTTTTTCAGGAGAGAGAGAGTCAACAACTGCAAGTAATTTTTCATAAAGTTCTTCTAAACGTTCTAAAAGCTGATTAGGATTCAAAATTTCTAACTTTTCTAGTAAGGTTTCATACAGTTGTTTAACTGTCTCTAAAAGTACAGAAGGTTTATATTTATTCAGTTCCGTCACTAGAGATTGAATATAAGGATCAATAAAAGTCTTAACTAAGGTTCCGGGAGCAAAAGATTTAACTTGTTCATCAACTTGTTTAATTTCTCCCTGAATTGAATCTACTAACCCAACAACCGGATCTAACAGAGAATCGAAGGCTGCTGTTAATTCTGGATTAACTACCCCAGGAACATCAATTTCTTGGAGAATTTTGACCCCTACTTTTAAGGCGGTTTTTTGTGCCGTCCCCATGGTAGAAACATCTATCTTTTTGAATTCTAGTTCTAATTTATTGGTTTGAGTAACTGCTAATTGAAAAGCAGGTTCAAGGGAAACTTTCTCTAAAGCAGCCACCACTTGATCGATACCTTGATCAGCTTTATTCAAAGCATCTTTAACTGGTTGACTCTGTAAAACACCTGTTACTTTACCCAGAAGTTCTTTGATTTTTGCTTTCAATTGTTCCTGACTAAGTTCAGTAGTAATTTTTTTATTTACTTCATCTAAAGATTTCTCAATTGTTTGAGTTGTCTGTTTAATTTGTTGCGCTACTGTTTCAATATCTTGTACCGCATTACTAGCAAATTGATTGATCGCTTGCTTTAAAGGTTTAACAATTTCATCAGATTTTGCTGCTGTTTGTTCAACAAAATCAACTAATTTATCAATCGTATTAGTCAGATAAGCTTGAACCTGATCTAAAGCTTTTCCCGCTTGTTCAATTTTATCGGCGATCGCTTTTAAAATCTTGTTCCCGATTTCGCTGACTTTGGTAATAGCCTGATCAATTAAATCTTGAATGTTTGTAATGAAGGTTTTTAGTTGTTCTGTGACTGTGGTAATCCGTTCTTTTAAACTGTTGACAAAATTTTCTATACCTTGAAACATTTTGGAAAGAGTTTCAATTTGTCCCCCTCCACTATTGGGAAGATTTGTCAAAAGCGTAGAAAACTTATCAATATCAAAAGAGTTAAGATTTTTAACTGCTAAATTAATCTGTTCTCCTTGAGAGTTAACCTCCGATAACCAGCTTTTGATTTGTTGTCTTAAGGGTATAATTTTGGCGCGGCTTAAATTTTTAGGATCGAGAGATTTCAGAAAATTTTGATAATCTTTATAAAGTTGGGTCTGTTGATTAAGTTGTAAGGTATAGAGTTGAATCGCTCCATTGGGTAAGATATAATTAAGTTCTTGAATTTGTTCAACAAAAATTTCAGTTAAAGCCTCAGAACTAAGCCTATCTAACCATTCGTCTGGATTAGATAATTTATCAATAAAATTTTTAAAGGCTTTAATAATAGCATCTAAAACTTTACCCGGAAAAGCTTGAGCATTATTGAGAAACTCTTGAAACTCGTCAAAGGGAGTTGATTGATTTTGGGAAATACCAAGTTGACCAAAATTAGCATTACCAGTAATAGATGAAGTTAAATTACTAAGAGAACTATTAACTTGATCTGTGACAGCTAATCCTTTAAAAGTATCTGCACCTGGATTAGTCGGAATTGACTGGGTTAAAGTGTCTATACTAATGCTAGAAATATCGCCTAATTTTCCCGTAACCTGTGTTTGAATTTCACCCACAGAAAAAGGTGCTGTAGGAATCTCTATTGGATTGCTGGTAATCTGTTGAGTTACTTGATCAAAGCTATTGGTTAAATCTGAGGAAGGAAGAGGGGTAACTTTTCCCCCTAAATTATCCTTAACTGATTTCTGAGAATCGGTAAAAGGGTTTCCCGCTTCCGCAAAAGTTGCTTGTGAATCTACATCAAGGGTTTGGATTTGATCGAGAATTGCTAAACTCATAATTTTTATTTAAAGTAATGATTAATAATCCGAGCGTCTGACACAAATCGTCACATTTTTTCTGCGCTGACAGTTAGGTGATACAGTGCGAGACTTAGAGCTAATCCCCGATTCTTTGAAAAGTCTTAGGACATCAAGGATTTCAGGGAAAATGGAACTGTTATCAAAACCGATGGTAATCATTATAGCAGGTGTCGGGGGACTGTCAATAAAGTTATAAGGGGGAGGGGAGTGTAGAAAGTGTGGGAGGAAAATCTCAAAAATACTAAAAAACGCTATATTTTCCCTAAAGGTTAAAGAGTGATTTTAAATCACTAAGATTACCATCAAGAGTGCTAGTTGCTTCTTTGATAGGATCGAGAGAAGCTTTTAATGGTTCTATCGGATTAGTAATTGCTGGAATTGAACCAAATTGTAAAGCATCTGGTAGCATAGCAACGGTCATAAAACTAGCAGCATCTGCTTTAATATTAGCATCAACACCAGCCACTTGTGCAAATGCTTGACTGGGAGTTGGAGGTACATATTCAGCTAAGGTTAAAGTATAGCTAAATTGATCGGGATCTGTAGCAGATTGAACAACGGCAAATCTTTCTAAAATGACTTGACTAAAATAGGCTTGTCCGATAATTTCAGCAATAAATTCAACTGGTTTTTGCTCTTTGTAAATTTTTCTTAATTTCTCTAAATCAACTAGGTACTTGTTGCCATAAAAAATGCCTTTGATTTGTAATCTTACCGAATCTCTACCAAAATTTTGTACTAGGTTTCCCTGTTTTCCCGGAATTTGGTGATAGACAAAGTTATTTTGCTCGATTGTCTCGATTTGATGTACTCGATTCAGTTGAAGTCCTGCAATTTCAATTGCCATATTTAACCTCCATAAAATCGTCGGTATTCTTGATTAATTTTTGTTTGTAGAGTTTCTAGAATATAATCTAGATCGATTGCTTGTTGTTCAGTATCTTGCAGGCTATGGTGTTGATTTAAAGATTGATTTTCAGATTCCTGTTTATTGATTTCTAATTCTGTTTTTTGAATATTAGAAAAGTTGCTGTTAATATTATTAATTTGATAATATAACTTTTCTCTGGATTGCTGTAAAAGTTGAGGTGGAATTGTTAACATCTCAGCAGGCTGAGAGATAATATCAGCCGCTGTTGCTGAATCTAAGGGTAAATTGTCTCCTGATATATCCCTAACTAAATCAGTTAATTCTTGCCAGTTTTTCGGTGAAGGATTATTTAACTCAATTTCAGTCTTTTGTCCAGAATTTTGCCAAGGGGTTGTTTCCAAATTGAGATTATCTGAATCTAAGGGTAAATTGTCTCCTGATATATCCCTAACTACATCGGTTAACTCTCGCCAGTTTTTCGGTTCAGTCTTTTGTCTAGAACTTTCCCAGGGGGTTGTTTCCAAATTGAGTTTATCTGAATCTAAGGGTAAATTTTCTGCTGATATATCCCTAACTAAATCGGTTAATTCTTGCCAGTTTTTCGGTGAAGGATTATTTGACTCAATTTCAGTCTTTTGTCCAGAATTTTGCCAAGGGGTTGTTTCCAAATTGAGATTATCTGAATCTAAGGGTAAATTGTCTCCTGATATATCCCTAACTAAATCAGTTAATTCTTGCCAGTTTTTCAGTGAGGGATTATTTGACTCAATTTCAGTCTTTTGTCTAGAATTTTGCCAAGGGGTGGTTTCCAAATTGAGGTTATCTGAATCTAAGGGTAAATTTTCTCCTGATATATCCCTAACTAAATCGGTTAATTCTTGCCAGTTTTTCGGTGAGGGATTATCTGACTCAATTTCAGTCTTTTGTTGAGGATTTTCCCAACGGTTTGTTTCCAAATCCAAATTGAGGTTATCTGAATCTAAGGGTAAATTTTCTCCTGATATATCCCTAACTAAATTAGTTAATTCTCGCTGGCTTTTCGTTGCGTTATTCTGCGGATAAATATTATTAGCTTGATGATTATCATCAAAACTTATCTGTTTGTTTTGACGAATGTTATATGAATTTTCTTGCTCCTTTTGTAAAGGGTGATAATTTTTTTTCCTTACTCTTGGATTAGGTTGAGTATAATCAGAAGTTGAAGCCAAAGATTGACGAGAAAATGACATTAAAGAAGAAGTATTTCCCCCTAGGTCAAATGGGAAACTATCCCTTTCAAGAGAAGACATTTCCCCATTTTTAGACCTTAAAGATGGAACAAAATCGGCAGTTAGCCAAGCCTCCCAATCTCTAAATAAATCGGTTATTTCCGATAAATCTTCTACAGCAAGGTGCAATCTTGCTAAAGGTTGCAGGTCTTTTTCTAAAAGCTCTATACTATTGAGCCAGTTGTCAATTAAAGAGTAATTCCATTGTTGAAACTCCTGATATAATTCTAAACCGAGGCTGACTAGGAAATCATCATTCATGGTTTTTGGTTGAATCCTCAGCGATCATTTGTAAATATAGAGAAACTTGCGCCATTGTCATTGTTTGTACTTGTTGGGGAGTCCAACCAAATTCCCTAGCGAGGATATAAGCTGCTTGTACCCAAGGGGACTGACTAACATCTAAGAAAGATTTTTTTTTCCTGTTAAACCACTAATTTCGCGGATATTGTCAATTAAAAAATTGACCAATCCTAAAGGGAGTTGTTTAACTTGTTCCAAGGATAAAGTTGGCTCAACTAAGGATTCTTTAATCATTAAAAGGGGAATTAATCCTGCATCCTGTCGAGAAGCCTTCATTATCAATTGAAATCTCCCAATAGTCAGAGGACGAATCTGGACAATTCGCCTCGACTCTGGGAATTTATCGGCTGAAGTATCCAGTTCGCCAGGATGCAAAATACTGACTGGGATAGCAATATCAAAAGTGACAGAAGCACCCGCTAACAGGTCTTCTGGAGTCAGGGAAATTTCAGCCATAATTGTTAGCCTGCGGTTTCTTCGCTGCTGATCCGTAAAGCGCGGAAAGTAACCCCTTCCATGATAAAATCATCTTCTGGCAAACTGAAACTCCACTTTTCAAACTTGACCCCAAATAGTACGAGTTTGCTGCTGTTGCTGGGGAGTGCGGGATTTTTTAAATTGATGACGATGTTGAAAGTTGGCTGGGGAATCGGGTCTGCTGGCGGTGGACTTTTTGCCGCATCACCTAACAATAACCGCAAGAGTGCGCCGTTAATGTGAGCGCGTTCAGCAAAGCCTGAAACATCAACATTACCTGGACGGAGTTCAGTAGGAAAGCGCTTGCCAATTTCGTGATAGGGTCTGATCTCATTGTGGACGTTCACCTGTACATTTCGCAGTCGTCCCACAACATTAGAAAACTCATACTCACTAATCAGTCCATCCGCCAGTTTTCCTTCTTCGGTGGCTTTGTCATCCACAGCTAAGACTAGGGTAGCATCAGACCCTCGAAAAACGTTGTTATTGGCCATAGTTTTCCTCCTCTGAGAAGTAATTGATGGGTGGGTTAACCGAGATACATGGTTACTTTGATGAAGTCAATACTAAAGGTCGGTCGCAGAGTCATGGTCACGATCGCTTCTCCGGCAATTTCCTGAACTCGGTTAGCGGTGACGGCTAACTCATAGCTAATCAGAGCTTCATCCTGGACCATGCGCGTCAAGAAGGCATCAAGAGTGGCTTTCATCGCTCCCCGCACCCGTTCGTTGTTCAACTTGCCAATGTAGGGATTGCAGGCGGAGCGCACCCCGTAAATGGCAAAGTCAACAATCCGCCTGGTAGTAATCTGATGCCAAGCAGAATTGGTGGCAGTGGTAATGCCTTTGACCACCCGAAAACCCTCCCGTTTCTCGATGGCCAGCACTCGGTTGCTAACGAGCTTTTCCAACTGGGAGGTGGAAAACTCCCTGGCGAGTCCAGGAATCGTCAAAGGTTTGTTAGTCGGACTAGCCTGCACCGGCAGGGATGCCAATAGTCCAGCGACTGCTGCCGCTGTGTAAGCGCCTGAGAGTTTAACCTGGGGGGAGATTTGTAGTCCTGGTGCGACCAAAATCAGGCGATCGCTATCCAGGGGGTGTCCGGCGATCGCATTAACATCATCAGAGGTTCCGCTACCAATGAGGCCGATCCGTTCTCGCTTGATTGTCGCGGTTGTGTTCAAGTGACCCAGCAGTGCTGTCACCATTTCGGGGTTGGTGACATCCTGTCCGGCCAGCAAAACCAAGTTTATTAGTTCATTCTCCAGTTGTGCCAGACTATTTTTATAGCTAGGTTGTCCATCGGAGCCTGCGGCAAATGCCACCTCGCCGGTGTTTTTCGGTAAAGCCAAAGCCTCGGAGGAAGAGTCTTTAGCTAGAGTGGCAGTTACTAAAGTAGAACCTTTAGTCTGGTTATTGACTTGTTGTTCCAGGTCGCCGGACTTAGAAATGGTATAGGTTTCTTTAGTAGTCTGATAGGTTAGCTCAACTTTCTTGCTGTTAGCAGGCGAGTCAGCATCAGTGATTTTGATCTTGATGTCATTACCCCAGGTTCCTGGAGTTTTTGCCTCTAGTGTCACCAGATCTTTGTCGGTGCTATCTTTGATTTGGTAGGTAGCTTTGGTGGCGTTAGTGGCTGTACGAACTGCATACACAGTCTTACCGCCATTGTTATAAATCTGCTCTAGTGCTTGAATTAAGGTTAGTTGGCGAGCGGGATCAATTTCCCCGAAAATTGCTTTAGCTTCCGAAAAACTGCCAAGAATTTGTACCTCATCCACTGGTCCTTTGGCTGCGGTTCCAACAATTCCGATATTTCCTGAAACAACCTGACCAGCGCTAATCAGTCCTTCATCTCGTACTGTTATGTAAGTACCCGGCAAGATGGCCTCAACCATGAGAGGTTCCTCCTATTTTGGGAAAATTTTAGGTTTATCCTAGCCACATGGTTTACTCTCGTTGTCACCCTTGGCAGTCGTGCCAAGCAGAGAATAAACTCACAAGCGAGCCGATTTAATTGTAGCTGACATTCCGCAGCTCTTCATATACTTTTATATATTTTTACATTCCCCAAGATGTTTTGACGAAAAACCTTCATTGTAGAAACTACTATTGAGAACATTTTCAATAATTGATTTTTTCTGAGAAAAAATTTTACAACCCACATTCCGCACCCTCAACTGTCACATAAGCTGTCCCCCTCCAGAGACTTGAGTAAAAATACTTAGCTGGTGAAGGTTTTCTCGGTGGCCGCTAGGGGGAGCTTGAGACCCCTAATTATGAAA